TTCTTTGGCATCAATCACTTTCTTTTGCCAATTTTTATCACCAGCGCAAGCAGAGTAAGCAGTGCTGTATACATTTTTGAGTTCCTCTAAAGTTGAAGCCGCATCAATAGCCGCCAAGTGGTCAATCATCATGCCTACATCTATATCTGAGCCTGATTCACCCTCGGGCAAGTCTTCTCCAGCATAGATGTATAGACCCAAACCATGCAGAGACAAAGCCTTAGTCATGCAACGCATGATGGCGGTATTGACTGCAAATGCGTCAGGGTTAGGTATAGCTTTATTGCGGTAGTCCATTACTGGAAGTTGGCAAGTCATTGGTTTGCCAAACATGGTGACTGTGACAAACACCATTGCTGTGCCGTTGATGTCCATGAAGCACTTGTCGCCAAACATCTCTACCTTGTAGATGGCTGTTGGGTCTGCCTTTAGTGCTTCAGCCCAAGCCCAAGCCCATGAGAGATAGGTTAGGTTGGCTTTCTTCTCAGTATGCTCATTGACGTTCTTGTTGAGCAACATCAACACCTGTTCTTGATTCATATTCACTCCTGTTTAAACTTTTGAAATGTTTTTAAAATGTTTGTGTTCATTGAGTTCGTGTAGACAAACTCGGATTTCTTGTCAATCGCTCTTTTTGTCGGGTATACCTTTCTGTGAGTGGAAGATTGTTGATGCAATAGCGAATTGGGTATCAAAGTCAAAGTCGGCAAGTTTGAACCAATTTCCTGAGCATGAGCAAATCGGGAGAATCGCAACTTTATGTTTCGTGCAAAACTGGCAAAAATATTCATCTTGGTTCTCCTCAAGGATTGCGGCAATAGTGTGTTTGAGTTTCATCTGTTCCCCTTGTATTCGTCTTTGAGCCATAGAGTTCTAAGCATACGCATTTCTTCATCATCATCAATTGATTCTGTAGTGCAATAGCTGGACAGATAAAACTCAGCCCTGCGAGTCATCTTATTGTCAATGCGTTCTTTGATGAACTGGAAGGCAATTTCCCAGTCACCTGATTTGATGGCAAGAGGGATGGCTACAGAGCCAGAGATAGCTTCCATAATGTCATCATCATTGAGTTGTTGGTAGTTTTCCCAAACGGCTTTGTTAAAGGCTGTCATCGATAGACTCCTCAATCTGTTTTTCAATTTGTTTGCACTCCTTGGCAGAGAGTTCATCGGTGATGTCAATGCGGTTGTTGCCTATCTGTAAATAAGCCACCCAAATGAATTTATCGTAGACTCCCTCGTTGGGAGAGTAGTCGGGGTCATATTCCCATTCGACCCAAGTATTGATCTCTAATTCAAGATCGCAAAACTCTATATTCATATCCATGTTGAAGCCTTTCAATGTGTTGGTAAAGAACTCGTAGTGTTACACATATTTTAGTGTTGGACACTAGGACAAACCCTACTGTTGGTTTATTGTTTTGCCCAGTACCCATACACCATGCGCTCGGTGGAATTCCAAATGTCGTTAGCTACTCCATCGACTACAGCGACATAATGATTTGCCTGTTTAGCAATGACTGACCCTGATGGCATATCACTACAGCGAGCCTTACGACCAACAAACTTTGGCGCTTGCATCCAGACCCATTCATAACGCTTTAGCACCTCAGAATAAATATCTTTGCTGATTCCATTACGAGCAGACTTTGCACGACCATTGTCGGCATTTGCTTGGGCTAATTCTTTATACACCGCCTTGTAATCAAGACCAAGAGCAATGGCAATTGCTCTAGCACCACAGTCTCCTGCTGTACCTTTAAAACCAGCGGCTTGTCTACCGCCATCATTGTGTTTGTAATTCATGTCTTACCTTTACGCCTGTTAAAGAACTGGACTAGATTTTTTACCTAGTGATATTATTATATCGTAGTGTATAACGCTACACATCAGTATAAACCCTTGGTTTTAAACAATTATTTCTATTGATAATAAAAAATCAATAGTTTTTTTCTTTTAAAAAGTTAGTAAGCGCTTACTTGCAAATAAAAATTGTTAGTAAAAACCCTAATTGTGGTTTCTGTATAACACTACACAATCCATCCCCTATGCCAAGACCTAAAACTGAAATGACCAAAAGCGGCAAGACCATTGCTGTAAGAGCCACTTTAAGCGAGTGGAATGAGTTTAAACGACTGGGAGGAACAAAATGGTTGCGCCAACTATTAGCCGACTCAATTGAAAAACAGAAGAAAACAGTATAATGATTTGAAACGTGGCTAGGGAATGCAACCCGAAAAGGCGATTCGTTACCGCCCTGCCAATGTTTCTCCTGTAACGACAACCGACAACGTAAGGTTTTATATGCACTACTACCAGCATCACATTGGTGACTTTATCAAAGACACCTCATTTTTGACAAATGAAGAGGTTGGGATTTATCTCAAACTTTTATGGCTTTATTACGACACCGAACAACCATTGCCAAACTCATTGTTTGAGTTATCAATGAAAGTCAATGCTCGTGACCAACAGGATTCGCTTGATGGCATCCTAAATATGTTTTTCACATTACGAAATGACCTTTGGCATCACAATAGATGTGATAAAGAAATTTCTCATTACCATCAACAACTTACAACTGCATCCAAGGCTGGAAAAGCATCTGCCGCTAAACGAGCATTAAATAGAAACTCAACGGGCGTTGAACGGGCGTTGGATTCCAGTTCAACAGTCGTTCAACCAACCAATAACCAAGAACCAATAACCAATAACCAAGAACCAAATAAAGAGCGCACAAGAGGCTCACGCCTCTCTGCTGATTTTGTTTTGCCAAAAGAATGGGCAGATTGGGCTAGACAGGAAAGACCCGATCTAGACTTGCGGAGTGTGGGTGAGCAATTTAAGGACTACTGGAGTGCCAAAGCGGGTTCAGGCTCTACAAAGCTGGATTGGCAAGCAACATGGCGTAATTGGGTGAGAAATCAAAAGATGGTGTTTAAACAGGCTGACATTGCTAGAACGACAGTCCCCGCAAGCTCAGAACGTGATCCTGCCCTTGCAAAACTGGATGAAGATGCCAAAAATGCCAAGCCAAACCCTGAAATACTAAAAATGATAAGAGAAGGCTTGCGAGGTAAAGTAGCATGACACGCACAGAAGCCAATAAACTGCTTGACGAGGTAAAAGATGGAAAAGCGCACCCGCACAACCTTGTTATGCAGTCCCTCTTTGTATGTGGTGACCTTGAACCATTTGGTTTGGATGGCGAAACAATCAGCGGCAAAGAGTCACGCATGGCACAGGGCGAAAGAATTAGACAGCGACATATCTGGTTTGTGGGTGGGGATTAAAGACGATTTAGTCAAAAACATGAAGGAAATTAATGATTTACATAGGGATTGACGCTGGATCAGTAAATGGCGCACTTGGGGCAATAGACCATGATGGAAATTATGTCGAGTCATTCATGATTGACCATAAAGACAAGCACATTCTCGCATTGGTGTTTAAGAGTCGCATTCTGTCCATCGTCGACCCTAAAGAGGGCGCACAGATCTGCATGGAACAGGTTCACGCTATGCCTAAACAGGGTATATCGTCAACATGGAATTTTGCAAGGGCTGTCGGGGTCATTAGTGCAGTCTGTGAATTGACAAATTACCCTTTTCACTTGGTAAGCCCTCAGAAATGGAAAAAGCACTTTGGGTTAACTGCTGACAAAAATGAGGCTTTAGACCTAGCTAGACAGTTATTCCCTAAAGCACCCTTAAAACTTAAAAAGGACATTAACCGAGCGGAAGCTTTATTGATCGCTGAATATTGGAGAATTCAAATAAATGGCACTACCTCGCAAAACCCCTAATCGTATTTATATGACGCTAACCGATAGCGAAAAATTGATCCTAGACACTATGGGTAATGGTAGCGACCATGCTGGAATGAAAATAGCTATTGCATGGGCTGGACACTTCTATAACCTAGGCTTAGACCCCGATGCATCCCTAGACCATGTGGGACTATGCACCTATAACCTAGACGATAGCCATTAAATGCATTAAAACGCCCATAGAATCGATTTTTATGGATAACCTAGGGCTAGGTATAGACGGGCAAGAAAAAAGCCCCGAAGGGCTTAAAATTGAAAAGTAGTCACTAACTTATTTTCGGAACAATATTCTCAATAATAGAGCGATCGAAGCATAGATCATGCTGTCACCTCTTCTGAATGGTCAGTTATGCCAGCGCTTGGAATATCAAATATTTCCGTATGCCCTGAACGAGTTGAGAGGTAACTCATTTCAACGTATGGATCACGGCCTGTCAATGCGTGGTCTTCTGCTTCCTGCGCCCATGCCTCAAGGTTGCGCTGATCTACTCCGCAATGATCTTCTTTGGACGTTTCAAGAATCCAAGCTTTTAATAAGGACATGCCTATATCGTTTACTCTTTTCATGCTGTCACCTCTTCAAGCTTTGCCGATTCAATTAAGAGTACACATGAATTGTGTAGTTCCTGATTAGCTGGGGATAATCTAGCGTCATGGTTTAGGGGTAATTTGACGTAATAGTCTAAAAACCGATCATTCTCCGCTAATAGGTAATGGGAGATTACGGGACTATTAGAGTTAAAGATAACCTTAGGGAAAAGCTTTTTAACTTTATTTTGGGCTTTTCGTAGAGTATCTGCTTCAACGATTGTCGCTAAATAGGGTATCTGCTCAGGAAAATCTCCGTAGCCATAGACTGATGTATTTTCGGAATAGTGTTGATGTCTTATGAAATAGTATTTCATAGTTAACCCCACAATCCAATGATGAACATTAGACACATAAACCCCGTAAGGCTTACACCTACAATAATTTGATCAATTTTTTCCATATCAAAGCCTTTTTAGTTGATTAATTGAAATTCTAGGTTAATCAAAACCTAGACCATAGACCCCTAGGAATAAGGGTCTACAGTCTATGCATTAATTAAATTTATAAACAGTTTTACCATTGTCTAATTGGTAAATATCCGATACATATCGGTTATTCGTGCGAATGCTTACCCCTTTACGTTTAAACCATTGTTTAGCCTCTTCTTTGGTATCAAAACGTCCTGATATCGGTGTATCGTGCGATCCTCGCACAATAAACCATCCGTTTAAAAGTCTATTAAAAATAATCCTAGGCATAATGAACCCCTTTAATTTGAACGAACCCGTTATCCTCACGTTTAGCCTTGCCCTTAGCGTATAGGGCAACAACTACGTTTTTGGGTTCAATATGACGTACATCGGTATTGTCCCCGTCAACTACTAACCATGTTCTAAAGGTTTTGGGGATATCGTTTTGCTTTTGAAAAACCACAGCAACCCTAGAATTATTGGGATTAGTTAACCCTTTGATCGATATCGGTTTAGGTGTTATGGCACTAAACGAGTAAGTTAGATCATAGTTATCGCACGTTTTGCCCGTTAAATTCCTAGATGGGTGTTTTGTATAGTCATAAAATTGAACATCGGGAAATAATTGGAAAATTGTTTTCCCATCGATAACGGGTAAATTCTCGTATGGAATATCACTCGTTCCATTAGGTCTAATCAAAGGGGTTAAGCCTAGGTTTTTAGCCCTGTTTTGCATAGTCCAAATGTCGGCGCATAAGGACAATAAAAAAGCTTGCTGATTTTGATAATAGAAGTCAGTTTTTGATTGTCGGGCTAATTGGACGGAATTGAATGCACCCCGTCCAGCAGAGTTAAGACATCCATCAAAGCACCCAGCAAGCTTAGCTAAGGGACAAATGACTTCATCAGGGACTAGGTACACAATACCCGTCAAAAAGCCTATCTTTTCACCTTTGATTGTCTTAGATGATGATTCACCTAGGATTGTTTTATAGGGTAAGCCTAGACCCCTTAGGATCGATTTATATGGGTTTCTCATGTTAAGCCTATCAAAAAAAGTTAATGAAGTCCTAGGAAAAACCTAGGTGCTAGGATACTGTAAACAATACCCTAGACCCTAGAATTTAGACCATTGTTGAATCGTATGATTCTTGCCATGTATCCATAAAAGAATTAACAGTATGGTCTATAACTGTTTCATCATCTTCTAAACCGAATGCTGAAACCTTTACCCATGCAATTTGGTTGCCCTCAGAATCCCTAATTCTTAACTGTGCCTCTTCTACCGATTGAATGGCATCTACAATTGATTTAAAGCCCTTAGAGCGCTTTAACTGCCATTCCTCACCATCCCATACCGAAACAGCATAGCCATGCTTTAAAACGTGTTTTACGAGGTGTTTATATGCTTTCATTTTTAAGCCTTTTGAAGTGTTGAAAAAACTGTAGAATTCTAGACCCTACACTATACTATGTGGAAGAATCGTACCATATAGTTTTGATAACTTCTAACCCTATGATTCTAAACAATAAAATGCAAACTAGGACTTACCCTATGCTGTAGTTCTATCCAGTACTTTTACCCCGATTTTCCATAATGCAAAACTAATCTAAATTATTTCATAATGTGAAATGATAATGAGTTATCAGTATACGTCTAGGTGTGTGCAATATGGTGCATAGCCCGTATATGCAATATAGTGCAGTATTTCGCATGGTGAAACAATGTAAGTCAGCGCTCACTTCGCATAAGTTAGTTAGTGCTTACTCCGCTTATGTTAGTTGGTGCTTACTTTGATGGGGGGGAGGGGTGGTGGTGTGTAAATAAATATTTGTGTACCCTCCTCTGCACTGGAAAAGCCAAACATAGCGTTTTACACAAACAAAGGCTTATCTGGATTAGGGAAGGGGTTGGTTGACAAATAGGATAGACACCCGTGAGTGGGTGTATCCTTTTAAAGGAGAGCCTCTCGTTTATCTAAGTTAGTGATGACTGTCAGATCATTCACTCCACGCTACAAGCCCCGTTCAAGATGTGAGTCTTTACTTGAGAACTACATGGTTCACTACGTTTATCCTACTTGGTCGGCTCAACCGCATAGAGGGGTGGGTGATGCCCCCGTTTGAGTCCACTATACAAGAAAACAATTCTCATGTAAAGTATGTACTAACTTCCCTTCACTGGATAAAAGATGAACGTAGTAGATGCACTCCCTGATAACCTGAAGAAAAAGGGTCGCCCAAAGGGTTCAGGCAAATTGACTATGGCAAAGTATGCTGATGCCAAGCCATTAGCTTTGTTGCCTAAGACTGAGAACCAAAGGGTCAAGGAACTCAAGGAACTCCTGATAAACAGTGCTGGAGTTAATGTTGTTCAGAAGACTGTTCAGATTGCCCTTGACGATGACCACCCTGCACAGATGGCGGCTTTGAAGCTATGTATGGATAGGATGCTTCCCGTTACTCTGTTTGAAAAAGAAAAGAATCAGAGAAGTGCTGTAAACATTACAATCTCAGGTATTGGGGGTGTTTCCATTGGGGACAACACTGTAGAAGCTGAAGATATAGAAAGCAAAGATGTCTGACCTTAACTTTAGCCTCCTCCCTTGGCAACAAGAAGTCTTTGCTGATAAAACAAGGTTTAAAGTTATTGCGGCAGGGCGGCGTTGCGGTAAGTCTAGACTCTCAGCCATTACCCTGTTGATTGAAGGACTGCAATGTAGTGCAGGGTCTGCTGTGCTTTATGTTGCACCTACCAATGGTCAGGCTCGACAGATTATTTGGGATGTATTGATGGAGTTGGGGCGGGAGGTTATCCAAGCCAGCCACATCAATAATATGGACATTACCTTGATAAACGGAGCAAAGATTTATGTCCGAGGTGCTGATAGACCAGATACTTTGCGAGGAGTGTCGCTCACCTACGCTGTGCTTGACGAGGTTGCAGACATCAAACCCGAAGCATGGGAA